GATCATATTTACTTCAAAAAGAGTTCTTTCCTGATTTAGAAAGTCCTGTTCATTTTTATTAAATTGTGCCATTAATCATTCACCCCACGATAATCTTTCTGGTCTATATCTTTCTGCGTTTTTTACTTTAATAGACGTAGACTCTACTGGATAAATGTTATGAACAATCGCTCCAGGATATTCACCCTGCAATTGCTCAGCGAGTTCATTTTTGCTCATAATTTTACCTTCAACTTCCATTCTATATATTTTTCCTTGCCAAACCACATCAGCAAGAAAAGATTCCCCAACAGATTGAGATTGAGGTTCTTGAGAATTCATATAAAGATTTCCGTTGAAATCTCCAGCAATATTAATACTTTCTGAAATAAATTGTTGAAAAGATTTCATTTTAGTTACAGTTCCAACGACGGAGGGCTTTGTTAATTCTTGAATCTGGATCTCTCGCAGTTTTTGCTGAAGTTAGTTTAGACTTCATACCTTTCATACGACGGCAGAAATTAGCACGACGCTTTGCTCTTTTACCTGTTGGGTTTTTTTCAGTTACTGCAGTTTGTAGTCCAGAACCTGGATTTTCACGACGATATGCTTTAACTGCAGCAGGGCTTAATCCGTCAGTTTTATCTTTGCGATTTACTTTTTGCCAGTCTTCTTGGAATGGAATTTCATCAACTTTAAGAGATTTTGTGAATGTTTTACTGTAGTTTGATTTTGGTTTTGGTTGTGTTGCAGAAGATGGAATTGTGTCTCCTACTTTATAAGGTCCTTTTTTACTTGCATTTGGCATTGTATAATTTTCTTTAAATAATTCTTCTCTCCAATTTGAATATTCCTCTGCTTTAACACAACGATTATAAGTTTTTCCAAATAATTCCTGAGTTCCTTTTTTCTTATAACCAGGCCAGCATTTTTTTGCCTCACTCATTTCTCCACTATCAACATAATCTGCTGCAGCATCAAGATAATCTGCTGCCTTTGTAATTTTTGATTGAACCCAAGCCTCAATATTACCTTCACCTTTTACTTTTTTGCGAAGTCTTTTCGCAGCGGAAATAATAGTTGAAAGTTCTGAGCGAGCCATAGAGTGCTCATGATCATATGACTCTGGAAAATTTCCTGGATGGGGACTGTTAGCGTGATAATTAGGATTTGACATCGCTACAGAAGATAATGAAGATGGTAGAGAAAACATTTCCCAATATTTTGGTCCATATTTACATTCACCTTTTGTTTCATCTTTTTTACACTTAGGACAATACCTAATCATTTCTACTGCCTCCGACTTTGTTCCCCAACTGTCTGCACCAACTTTACGACATTTAACTAGTGCTCCAGATGCATATGCACTAGGCCAAACTTTATATCTTGATTTTACTTTATGATAACAAGCATCTTTTTTTTCTTGAAGAGAACCCTCTAAGCATTGGCAGGGATCATATTGGCATATCGGACAAAAATCTTCTCTTACCATTTTTGCTTTACCTGATCTATTTGGATTTGGATCTTCTCTACGTTTTTTAGCAGTTCTTCTTTTCTTTTCTGCAGTACTCATTGTTGCAGCATCATCTGCATCACGACAAAATGGTTTTGTTTTTTGTCCTGGTTGCTTAGCACATGGTTTACCTTTATATTTACCAGAAACTTGAATCCAACCATCACCCTTAAACCAATCCTTTAATGAATAATTAGGATCTTTCGCAGATTTACCATCAAGTGCTTCTTTTACGTCCTTAAATTTTTTATGATGCTTTTTAGCATCCGCTTCCAGTTTCTTCAAACGAGTATAATAATCTGGAATTTCATCTAAATGCTGAAGAGCAATTTTAACCGCTAATTTTTGATTCTTTGTATGTTCGTGTTCAATAGGAGCACCCATATCAAGTTGCTTCTGAATATCAGAGACCTCCATACGATGCTTCCTAGCAATCTCCTCCACGGTTTTATATGGTTTTAATTGCTCATTCATCTTTTATAATTTATTACTCCTTATTATTTAGAAAACCTTGCTTAAGTAGTTTTGATAACTCTGACGTAGATCCTACAAACACAGCATTATTCGTTACATTGTTTGTAGTTTTGTTTGTATCTTCCTCAACATCTTTTAATTTCTTCTGTAGGTCTATAAGTTTATCGGTCGTATCAGCAACACTCTTAATAAGTTGACCGGCAACTTCATAGGCTCTTGGAGAATCAGTTTCACCCGCAAGTTCCATAATTCCATTAATTGCTTCTTGTCCCTTTTCAATTAATGAATACAAATTAGCTCTCGTATATTCATAATCTTTTTTTATGTCATCTGGCTTTAATGGAGTTATGTTCAGGTCGTTTTTTACCTGATCTACCTCTACAATCTTACTCTCAACATTAAATGCCATATCTAATCCATCATAATTATCTTTCATAATATATTAAATGTCCTGCTGCTGCGTTGGACTATATTCTTTACTATCAAAGAACATTTCAGTTGTTTCACTAAATCCAAAATCATCATCTGGTTGAGCATCAATTGGATCTGGAACAACCGTATATCTCATTTCTCTCTTAGCAGTTGTGGTGTCAGAACTTGAATAGTAATCAACTTGAACTTTACGAATAAGACCTTCGGTACTATCTGCTATTGGACCAAACAGATAAGTTTTTGCAGTAAAGTTAAATGTATATATTAGTATTCTTCTTGTAGAAAAATCTCCTTCATAATCATCAGTAAAAGAAGTGTTATCTAAAACAACGGGAATATCTCTTTTTTCGCCAATTGAATCTATTAAATCAACTGTTAGATTAAATGAAGGTTGAAAATAAGGCAAAATTTGTTCAACAACTTGTAAAGCATCATCTTGCAATTTAGTCATTAAGTTTAATTGAAATCCAATATTATATGGAACTGGTAAATAAACTTTTTTAACATTCCCATTGTCACATGCTTTAAAAGTTTGAGTGACATTAGATTTTCTAGTAGGATCATATTGTATAGAAGTCATCTCAAAAGACAATCTGGGAAGAGTTATGGCAATTGGTTTATTTAATTCTGGTTGCTGCTCAATTCTTGCCAGAAATTTTTGCATTGGACCATAGGCCAAAGGAACTTTAATCTGACTAATGCTCTGATCAGAAGAATTTTTATGTCTTACATTAATATCATTAAATAATGTCCCAAAAGCAATGACAGTCCTTCTAATAATTTCGTGATAAAAATAAGTTCCTAACATTAATAGTTACCGAATGGATTATTTTGAGAAAAATCTATAATATCGCTGGCTTCATCTTGAATTACTTTATTTTCACCATATTTATCATACAGATCCCATTGATTAAATTCAGATACTGCATAAGTCGCTGATGAACTAGATCCAACAATAAGTTCTCCTGGATAAAAACCTATGTGTGAAGTGCCGATACTTACAAAAGATATCTTCAATTGCTTCGTATCCTTATCCCAAGATTTTACTCTTGCTTGAGTTCCGGAAGTAGATCCTGTAATAATTTCATTAAATATATATGTTCCAAATCCACTTATTATGTTAGGTGAACTAATACTAACTATTGGATTTTGTGTATAACCGACACCTGGATTAGAAATACGTATAAACGAAACTTGATTATTTGTACCTAAAGATGCAATTCCAACCGCAGTTTGCCCAGATCCCACAAAACCTGTAATTGTTATAGTTGGTTGTGTTTTATACCCACCTCCAGTATTTGTCATACTGAAACTTGTTATACCACTCTGAACTGTCTCAATCGTACACGTAGCAGCTGCTCCAGATCCACCTCCACCTGTTATTGTAATAGATGGTGGCATAGTATACCCAGTTCCTGCATTTATTAATAAAATTTCTTTTATTGATCTACCAGAACCAAATGCACTCGTTATAGCGACAGCAGAAGCGTTAGTTCCTCCTGCAGGTGCATTAGATATAGAAATTGTAGGCGTAGATGTATATCCATACCCATCATTATTAAGATAAATGTTTCTAATATATCCAGTTCCAATTGTTGCGGTAGCAGTTGCCGTCACACCGACCCCGATAAGACTTAATGTAGTAATATATCCTTCTTCTTGAACCTGAGTGTCAATCTCATCAATTGATGTATCAATAACTTCATCCTCATACTCAAATAATTCACATTTTACTTCATAAACATATAATTTACCCAGTTGATAAAATGGTTGTTCGTGCTCAACAAATTTTACTTCAAATAATCTTTGCCCAAGAGGAAAATATACCAAATCTCCTTCTCTAGGTCTTGTAGACAATTCAATTTCTTCATCATCTTCTGCGTGCATAAATGGAGAAATAAAATCTTCAAAACGTTCTCTTGAAATAATTAAACTTAGTTCATCTTTTAAATTAACTCCAAATTTAGTTAAAATATCTCCTTGTCCAGAGTAACCCTCATAATTGTTTATATACGCCTCAATAGCATAATTATCATTAAATTTGGAAGAAGATATCTCTTTTAAAATAGATTCTTTTCTTACAAACTTTCTTGGAATATAGATAACTTCCACACCATAAATTTTCAACTGCTCATTAATTAACTCTTGAACGAGTCTCTGCTCATTAGGTGATCCCTGTAAAAAGAAAGGATTAAGTGCCATTTTTACCCAACAAAATCGTAAGGAGGAAGTTCATAATCCATAGACATTCTTTGTCTAATACTTTCTAATTCTTTTTCAGCATCTTCATAAAGTTCTCTACCATTTAATTCAATACCACCTGGAAGTTTTACTCCTCTAAATTTAATTAAATTTTGACCCCATTGACGTTTTAATAGTGCGGTTAAATATCTTTTCAAAAAACTGTCATTATAAACTTTAGTAAAATCATTAGGATCTAAAATTCTATAGCAATCAATTATTATAAAAGTATCTTTTGC